GCAGGTATTGGAAATGCTCAATCTGCTGTTAATACATCAACTACCAAAGCACAAGAAGCATCTGACTCCGCAGATGACGCACAAGGCTTTGCAAATGAAGCAAAAGGTTATAGAGATGAAGCTAATGTTGCAAAAGGTATTGCTCAAAATTTAGCTAGAGTTTCAGTATTTTTAGGTTTTAAACGTGAAGATGATGGAATGTTAGTAATGGAATATAGCACCGCAGCAGATCAATTATCCCCACAAAAGGTTTACAAAACAGAAGATTATTACCAAAATGGGGCAAGTCATGCTTTCTTCTTAGGAGAAGATATACTAAACTCAAATGGTATTCCTGCTATTAGTTTTGATTACACTGGCACCCTTATCCTTGACATTTAATTATGGCACAAATTGATTTAGGCAAACTTAAGTTTAACTTCATGGGGGAGTGGAACAATAGCACTGCCTACAAAAAAGATGACGTAGTTTATTACGAAGGTTCAACTTATGTTTATAGGTCAGATGTAAACGCAAACGCAGGAACACCACCTCAAAATACACATCTTGGCAGTGTTTGTGATTTGATGGCACTGGGTATTAATTATAGAGGAGCTTGGCAAAGTGGAACTAATTACTACAAAGGAGATTTAGTTGATTGGCAAAATGCAAAATATTTATTTATAGGTACTGGAAATAATAACGTAAATACTTTTAGTCCTACCGCAGCAGGTTATACAAGTCTTTGGTCAGTGTTTATTCCTGCCAACCCTGCTGATGTTTTAACAACAAGTGGCGACTTGTTAATGAGAGAGAATGACGGAGTAGCAAATGTAAGATTGCCAGTAGGTAAGAAAGGACAATCTATAACAGTAATAGAAAAACCAGACCAAGATATACCAAACGATAAAAACTTTGACTATGCTCCTTTTACTGGTAATGGAGATGCCCTTGGTTCTGGTATGGTTAGGTGGTTACTAGGAGATGAGAGAGAAACTTATGAATCAATTACTTATACAGTTACAGTGGCAACAGGTGCTAGTAATACAAATCAGTTTCACATGAGTGGAGGTAGTCTTTCTGGAACTGTTGAAAGACCTACACTAGATATAAAGATTGGGTCACAATATATCTTTGATGTTAGTGACGCTAGTAATACAGGTCATGTTTTAGCTTTTAGACACTGGACAGGTAGTTCTTATCCAGAAGTTGCTGTTGAAGCTGAGATGGGTATAACAAGATCAGGAACAGCAGGTCAGGCAGGAGCAACAATAACTTGGGTTCCTACACCTGCTTCTCAATATGTTTTAAGATATTTCTGCTCTGTTCACTCAAGTATGAGTGATGGTATTTTTGCTACTAACTTTACTAGAGGACAGCAATTCCCTAAGATTTACAGATCGCCAACACAAACTACTGCTGTCAAACTTTCAAAAGGAAAAACTTATTCATTTACGTTTCCTGCGAACCAAAGAACTTACTCAATAAAAGATACTGCTGACTCAAACTATAACCCAACTCTTACAGGTGGTCGTTATGAAAAAGGAGTCAGCCCAACCTCTGTTACTAATGGAGGAACTATAAGTTTTACTGTTCCTGATGATGCACCACAAACATTAAGTTTAGAAGATCAAAACGGAGGAGGAGATGCTCTGACTTTCAGTATTAAAGATAGAGCTTTTGTTCCTTCTTATGGAGGTGGAGATTTTAGTGAAAAAAGTGTTCTTAGTTCTGTAAAAGAAAACTATCAACAAAACACAGCAGGAATACTTCAATTTAATAATTTCATTAACCAAGCAGGTAATACATATACAGAATCAATAAAAGCTTTACCTGATTATTTGAAGAAGGTAGGTCGAGGGTATGTGTATGGTTGTAACTCTGGAATGTATAGACAGGGTGGATATATAGGAAAGAGAGAAACTCATTTATGGGGTAACTTTTACCATGATGGTAACGATTATGTATATGGTGGTGGTGTTGGATTAGATGGAAACAACGCAACTAATGGTAGTAGATGGCACCCAAACAAAGGAAGTAAGGTACAAGGCTACAAGCTAAGACAGGCACTAGCAGGTAATCCTGACTATGCTCATCTTCTTACAGATTTGCTTGGTAATAATTGCGATATGTTAGATGATAGCGGAAACATAGTTCATAGATTTCCTAAAGTTTTATCAGTTCATGGTAATAGAGCTATCAAATATCATTTATGTGAAAATGGTATGGTCTGGTTTAGTGGATATAACGGATATGGATTAATGGGAGATGGAGGAACTAGAGATAGAAACGAAGTGCAAGCACCTATGAAATGGTATGACGAAAGTACATCTGAATTAAAAGGCACTAACTATCCAAAAATTAAACAGCTAGTAACTACTCATGGTCATACTATGGACACTAATAGTACTGATTATGGTTCAACTTACGCAGTAGATATAAACGGATTTTTATACAGTTGGGGTTACAACGGATATGGACAGTTAGGAGATGGAACTAATAACGGAAATAACTACGCAAAGAGAGTACCCGCTAGTGTATTTAATAATGAGAAAGTATTATATGTAACTTGTAGTGGCTATAGATATACACACGTTATGGTTATTACTGAATCAGGTAAGTGTTGGGCAACAGGTTATGGAGATCAAGGTCAACTAGGATTAAATAACACATCTAGTAGAAATGAGTTTGCTGAAGTAACAGCAGTTAGCGGTTCTCCTTTAAATGGCAAGAAAATAATTCACATAATAATGAACCAAGATGCTGACGCAGAAGGTAGAACATGGTGGTTAACAGACGAAGGTAAGGTTTATTACGCAGGTTACTTTAGAGATTACGGACAGCAAACAGGTGTGTATGACTCTAGCGGTTCGGGAACTAATGGTATGCCTAGAATACTTACTAACTCAAGTACTCTATGGAATAGTGATGACCAAAAAGTTATTTATATGGTTTGTACTAATGTCAGATATTCAACTTTATGGTTTATAACAGATGGCGGTTCTACTGGTATGGAACAGAAAATATACTCTACCGCAGGTAATTATTATGGAGTACAAGGAACTAATAATTCTCCTAATAGCCATACTAACTCTCCATCTTTAGGTGGTTGGTTTGGTGGAGAAATATTGTTCTCTGACTTTGGAGACTTTGAAGATGGTGGAGATAACAGCAGACCGAATGAAGCTATAGGTAACTGGTCTAGTTTCCAAGATGGTGGTAGTAATGAAAAGAAAATGAAGATAGGTAAAATAATTGAGATTATTCCTAGAGGTACACCTGAGAATACATATAACTCTGTTGTCGTAATGGACGAGTTCGGTTCATTATTCTTTGCAGGTTATTGGAACTACACACCAAGTAGATCAAATGAAAATGATGGACAGCATTATTTAATATATCAAAATCACTGGGTTCCTTATTTTATTCACTGGCCTGACCAACCTTCACAATGTATGGAAAATGGATTCTGTCATCTTGGATATGGTACAGAAAATGGTTGGTTCTGGTTAAGTAGATTTGGAGATGTATATACAGGTGGAGATAATTCTTGGTATCAGCAATCAGATTACAATAGTAGTGGATATGATTGCGGATTCCCAAGTTGGACTACACTAGATACAAACGGATAAACTTATGGACGAATTTAAAACTTTTTCTGAAGTCAAATCACTTTATACTAAGTGGTATAAACACGAACTAACAGGCAAAACTGCTTCTAACGGAGTGGGTATGATGGAAAAAGTAGCTGATAAAGCTAAAGATAAGCACTGGCTAAAGCTACTTGACCCATTTAAAAACGATACAACAGAACTAAAGTATGGAATAGTTGTAGCGGAAGCAAACTTTGACCCTACTAACTGGGTTAATGATTCTGTTACTCTTACTGAAATGACTACAGACGAACAAACAGCAGCGAAGAAGTTAGTTAACTGGGATTAATTGGATTATCCACAAATTGATATACCAGAAAGTTTAGTACCGCCTAAAACAATTTTTTATCCACCTGTGGCAGACGTTCCATATTTAGACCCTCTACTTCTTCCAAGTCTGGAACAGGTAGAGTCGGGTCTGGGAGCTTCGGAATCTTCTGCTGAAGAAGAAAAATCATCTTCAAAGGAGGAAGGGTTAGAAGTAACACCAGAGACAATACCGACAAACCTGCCAACCACCAAAGAAATTTTATCAAGTGAAGAACCTGTAGCTACATTTAATATACCTTTTTTTGGGGAAATGCCTATACCTGCCCCAGAGGTTATAGCATCAAGTGTAATAGCAGCAGGTACAGCAAGCGTTGTCAGCGTAGCAGGAGGTATTGCTATGCAGAGTGTCTTAGCTTTTATCAAGAAAACATTTAAAAAGATGTTTACTAAGGTTCTTAAGAAAGAGATTGCAGATAGAAATAAATAAGATATACTGAAATTCAGGCGAGTGTACCTGCTTGATCTCTCTTAAATATTGTGGGAACTTTCTTTAAGATGAACTCAAGAATCCGTCAATGCCCTTGCAGTGGTCAACGGATTTATGAAACGAACACAAGTGGGAACTTGTTTAATTCGTAACTCCTCTACAGAGCGTTACTCGCCTTTAAATTTTTCGGGATTAGCTTTAACATAACTTCGTATATTAATGACATCACTACAGATGTATGCGTATTTAGAAGCAGGGTTTATCATATAGCCACTTGCGTGAAGCTGCTGACATTTCAAAATACGAACGAGGTGTTTATCATGCACTTGCTTGTCTAGTTCTTCTTTGGCTAGGTCTAGCTTTACTTTTGCTAATTCGTTACAAGTTTGATTATCTCCCAGAGGTATCATAAAACTCATCTGTACTCCCCAACCTTCGTTTATAGAATATGTTTCTTCGCCTTGTGCATCATTTCCTGTATAAAAAGGAGTTACAGCCAAAGTAGGTTGACTACAAACTAAGTTTCCAAACTGCTGTTTACCTGTCATTCCATTATTAATATTCATATTCTGGTTAATAATACTAGAATTACCAACCGCATTTGGTTGAGCCTGTACGTTTGTATCGCCTTCGGCTCTTGCTTTATTACTGACTAAAGACAGACAAAGAAGTGATAACGCTAGTAGTCGTAATCGCATCATTCTGTGTAATTTGTTCTATTTTATCTCCTGCTGATCTTGTGGTTACTTGTAATGACCAATCAGCAGTAGCAGTATTGGGAGTAAAAATTGCATCTGAATGTGTTATACCACCAGATGAAGCACTTGTAACAGAAATATTTGATGCTTCCCAACTGGACAGGGCAGACCCATATTTCTCAGTAACGATAGATCGTGTAATAGTCTGAGTAGTATTTTCTGTGCGGTTGCTAGAGCCAGTAGTCCACGTTGGTACTCCGTTTGCGTAGCAAGGAGCAACTAAAAATAAACCTAGTAGTAATAGTTTTTTCATTTGATACCTACCTTGTTTTTACTATTATCCACTATTTTAGGAGAATTGCCATTTTTCTTTTGACCAACAGAAATTCCATAAGAACCTAGCACACCACTTACTAGACCTGCGGTAAATGCTCCGTCAATCCTTACCTTACCCATATACCCTAAAGTCATCATTGATAAACTCCAACTTAAAATTAGAAATCGGACAGCGTGACCAAACAGATCGCCCCAATCAAAACCTTCTTTTTCTTCTTTTTCTTCCATGAAAAGTTAAGACTCTTGTTTAATACTACCAAGTTAGCTATGTTTGGAAAGTAACACAATAGTTATTATGCTAAAAATCTTAAAACCAATACTACTAAAATTCTTTACCACTACTGCTGTAAAGAGATTAGTAGTCGATTTGCTTAGAGCAATCTGCAAACAAACTACCAACACGTTAGATGATCGTGCTGTGGATATGTTGGAGCAACAACTATTCCCAAAACTGAACTGATATGAACAATAGAGAATTTTTCAATGTTCTTATTGGTAATCCTCCTCCAGAAGTAGAGCTAGAAATAGAAATAAAATGCAGGGAGGTTAAAGAACTACCAGACTTTGTTATTAAAGACTATTGTTGTGACCTTGTAAAACAGATAAGACTACAAGATATGTTACTTATGGCATCACTTATAAAGATTTCTGAAGCAGAAACTAGGAATTATCATCTTGAAAGAGAGCTAAAACAATATAGAAAGATACAAAAACAAGGATTACTAGGTAAAGTTAGGTATGTATTGTTTGGCAATAGAGCTAAAAAGTGATTATATTAAACAAAAAAGCTAGTAATTATGGATAGAAATTTAAAATTACTAAAGACCATACATTATGAGTTGGCTAAACATATACTTGATCTGATAAAAAGTGGCGAAGCAAAGGCAGGAGACTTAAACGTAGCTAGACAATTTTTAAAAGATAATGGTATCGAGTGTATTCCTGTAGAAAATAACCCAATAGAAGACCTTATGACCAATTTACCAGACCTAGAGACTATCCCTCCTAGCGAATTATAATTGCAAGAACTACCAGAAAAGCTACTTGACTTTAGATATTTCTTAATCGTTACTTGGAGACATCTAAACCTACCAGACCCTACACCTGTTCAGCTAGATATAGCAGAATATCTACAACATGGGGCTAGAAGAAAGATCATACAGGGGTTTCGTGGGGTAGGTAAGAGTTGGATTACCAGTACTTATGTTGTTTGGCGATTAAGAATAGACCCACAACTAAAGTTTCTTGTGGTATCCGCTAGTAAAGACAGGGCTGATAACTTTACTACCTTTACTATGCGTCTTATAAACGAGATGCCTATACTAGCTCCACTAATCCCCAGAGATGACCAGAGAAACAGTAAGGTAAGTTTTGATGTAAGACCTGCCAGTGCCGATCATGCACCCTCTTGTTCCTCTAAAGGGGTCTTATCGCAGCTTGCAGGGAGTCGTGCTGATGAAGTCATAGCAGATGATTGCGAAGTACCTAACAACAGCTTTACGCAGCCTATGAGAGACAAACTAGGCGAAGCTGTAAAAGAATTTGAAGCGATATTAAAACCAAACGGAAAGATTACCTTCCTTGGTACACCACAAGTAGAAAATAGTTTGTACCTAACACTAGAAGAACGTGGCTATGAAACACGAATATGGACAGCTAGGTACCCAAACCATAAAAACAACTATGGAGATCGCCTTGCTCCTCGTATTGCAAAGAACTTATCAGAAGGAATTGCAGAACCAAAAGACCCTGTTGACCCTATAAGGTTCTCAGCCATTGATCTAATGGAGCGTGAAGCGTCTTATGGGCGATCAGGGTTCAATCTACAGTTCATGCTCGATACGACCCTTTCAGACCAAGATAGATACCCCTTAAAAATTAACGACCTAATAATTATGTCGGTCAATAAAGAATACGCACCTGAAAAAGTTATATGGTCTAACTCTCCTGAGTATGTAATTACTGATTTACCCTGCGTTGGATTCAATGGAGACAGGTATCATAGACCTGCACAGGAGTTCGGAGACTACATTGAATACACTGGCAGCGTAATGTTCGTTGACCCCTCTGGTACAGGAAAAGATCAGACAGCTATATCCTGTGTAAAGATGCTAAATGGTAACTTATTCGTTACAGAGTGCTTCGGTTTGTCGGGAGGTTACTCCGATAGAGTCCTAGAACGCATAGCTAGAACCGCAAAAGTCAATAAAATCAACACGATAATCGTAGAACAGAACTTTGGTGGTGGTATGTTTTCACAATTACTAAAACCTTTTCTAATGACTTACCACCCTTGCGAAGTAAAAGACGTGCGAAATACCAAAACTAAAGAATTACGCATAATCGACACTTTAGAACCTGTAATGAACTCTCATAGACTTATTATTGACCGCAAAGTTATAGATAATGACTTTAGATCAAACCCTGATGAGACTCCTGAAAGAAGACTTAAACTACAACTTGCCTATCAACTTAGTCGTATCTCTAGGAACAAAGGTTCGCTAGTTCATGATGACCTTTGTGACTCACTTGCAGGTGCAGTTGCCTATTGGACAGACTATATGGCTCAAACTGAAGACATGAATATCGCTAAAAGACATGATGAATTACTTAATACACACCTAGAAAACTGGGGTGCTTTAGTAAATAACACAATATCTCAATCCGCTATGGGTATGACTCCTACTCAGATAAGAAATTCTAATGTACCTAATGATGGTTTCATAAGCGGAGCTTATTAGGTTGCACTATAGGAGATTCCTCCGTATGGGTTGAGGTAGTTGTCTGATCGCAGCTACCTCGTACACACTAAGATTACACTAGGATTATCTGAGTGGCGTCTATCCATCTCGTACAAAGATTTTCCTGTGTGATCTTATCCAGAAAAAATTTTGGCAAAAAAATCTGAAGCCCTTACACTTCTCTCGGAAGTGCGATCTCCCCGTCTTGATTTTTTTATTTTCTTTGAGATTCTTCGATATTTGACATTTAATAAGTCAAAACCACTGCTATGACTACAGTTTCAGAATATTACTACTATTCTTGAGGCTCTTCTGGTCAAAATTTTTTATATATGCTTTTGTTTTTTCTTTTAATCGGTATGGGGTCAGGGATAAAAAATATAAATCAAAGAGAATAAAAAATATATATATAGGGATTCAAAAAGAAAAGAAAAAAAGAAACTAAAAGAAACAAAAAAGAAACTCAGTAA